CGAGCACGTAAATGAAAAGCTGCTTGAAAAACGACGGCATTATTACGATTGCGATGTGCCCGATCGTATTGTTTGGCTGACGGCCGGAGTCGACGTCCAGAAAGACCGCCTTGAGGCCGAGGTTGTAGGTTGGGGCCCAGGCGGCGAGAGTTGGGGAATTGAATATGTTGTTATTCCGGGCGATTTTAGATACGACAGCACTAAAAACGCATTGGACGAATGGTTGCAGCGCACGTATATGCGCGATGACGGCGTTATATTGCCGATCAGTTGTGTTGGCATAGACTCCGGATATAACCAAGACGATGTGTTATCGTTTTGCCGCACGAGAATGAGGCGAGGCGTATTCGCTGTTCGTGGTGAGGGCGGATACGGCAAGCCGATCGTAGGCAAGGTGAGGCGGCAGGGGCGTAATAAGGACTTCGTCTTCCCTGTTGGGACTGACTCAGCTAAGGATCTATTATTTAGCAATCTATCCGTAGATGTTGAGGGTCCGGGATACTGCCATTATCCCGTTGAGGCTATATTTGACGATGGCAGAGTGCGGGGTTATGACGAGGCCTATTTTAAGGGGTTGCTCTCTGAGCGCAGGGAAAAGCGTCGTGTCGGAGGACAGATAATAGCAACATGGGTGAAGTCATCGGTTTCCGCGCGGAATGAACCACTGGACACTCGTGTATATGCTATCGCAGCTCTAAAAATAATGCCGCCTGATCTGGACAAAATGGTTATGCAACGAAAAGGCGAAAGCGGGAGCAGCCATAGATCCAGCACAGACCGACAGACACTGCACAAAAAACGCGGTTGGCGAGTGATAGGCAAAAGCTCGAGATAGGGGGATTTGATGGCGGCAAACGAAACTCCGCTGCAGAAAGCGCTACGAAAACTAGCATTATGGGAAGCAGCCGAAGATGCGATAGCCATAGCTGGACAGAGCTACACTATCAGCAATAGGCAGTATACTCGTGCAGATTTGAACGAGGTCAGAGCAATGGTTGCGTATTACGAGAATAAGGTTGCCCAACTTCAGCGCGGATCTAGGGGCGCCAGGGTTCAGCGGTTTATTCCGATTGATAAATAGATTCTCGATTAGAACTATATAGATTATTTGAGCTCCGCTATTGCGGGGCTTTTTGTTGAGGTAATAACATGGGCATTGGCTCAGGAATAGCTCGAATATGCGATAACCTTGTTGCTGCAGTCGATCCGATAGCCGCAGCAAAACGCGCCGGAGCGCGCAAGGCGCTGCAGGTCATTAATACTGGTTATTCGGAGGGCGGCGCGGCGACCGGAACAAACTGGGCGCGTGGTTGGAAATATAGAGGCGGCAGTGTTGTAGAGGATCAGGAGAAAAACCTTGCGATCCTACGGCAACGATCTCGCAATCTATATATGACTGCTCCAATAGCGCGGGCCGCGTTGAACCGTAAAACGGTAAACGTGATAGGGCCAGGTTTGCGAATGCGCAGCACACCCGATGCCGAAGTGCTCTCATTGACTCCTGATGACGCGATCGCCTATGCGCGTGCCCGTGAACGGGAGTTTATGTTGTGGGCTAATAGTCACGACTGCGAGGTAAGCGGACTTGACAACTTCCAGGATACCCAGAGCCTCGCGTATTTGATGTGGGGCATGAACGGTGATTGTATTTGCCTGCTGCTTAATGCAGATCCGATCGATCAGCCCTACGAATTGCGCTTGCAGTTGATAGAGTCCGATCGGGTGTGCAATCCTCCGGGCAAGGACAATGACCCGTTGTTTCACGACGGCGTTGAGGTGGATTCGTCCGGACGAGTAGTTGCATATCACATACGCAATACGCACCCTCATTCTAACGGGAATATGGAGCAGCCCAAATGGACACGCATTCCAGTCAGAGGTAAAACGGGCAGGCTGAATGTGTTACATCTGATCTCACGCGAGCGCGCAGATCAATATCGAGGTATCCCGGTGTTGGCGCCGGTAATAGAGTCGTGCAAACAGTTGTCGAGATACTCGGAAGCCGAGTTGATGGCGGCCGTAATATCGGCATTTATAACTGTTTTAGTTAAATCCAAAACGCCTGAACTGACGCTCGAGAACGCATTTGCAGGAACGGCCGACGATGTGACTGCTGGAGACGCTAACACGGTCTCTGACTCGAACTATAATCTTCCGTTGGGCGAAGCGACTATGATCGCGCTAAACCCTGACGAATCCGCTGAAGTTGTAAATCCGAATCGTCCCAACTCTCAATTTGGAGCATTCGTAGAGTCCATCACCAAGGAGATCGGGGCGGCAACAGACATCCCGGTTGAGTTGTTAACTCTTAAGTTCACATCCACATATACGGCGGCCAGGGCTGCATTGCTGGAGTTTTGGAAACGCGCTCGAATAGATCGGGCTACGTTTGCGGCTAATTTCAATAATCCCATTGCGCAGGAAATATTCGAGGAGGGGATTCTCAAAGGTAGAATCCAAGCGCCCGGGTATTTCGATGATTACGCAGTAAAAGCGGCTTGGCTGGCGTGCCAGTGGAATGGCCAAGCTATGGGGCAGATGAACCCCAAAGACGAAATAGCTGCAGCAAAAGCCCGAATCGATGCGGGATTATCAACTCATTCCAAGGAATCTATGGAGGTTTCGGGGCTAGAGTTTGATGATATTTGCCAGGAGACTACGGTTGAATGGCATAGGTTGAGAGAAACGGGGAATCCTGCGTATGCGCTGCAGACGCAAAATATCGACGACGAAGAACATGCTCAAGCAGGCTCTGAATAATCACGCTTGTAAGGCTGGAAAGGACACGTTATGAAGAAGTTTTGGGAATTCAAAAATGACGTCGGCACGGACGAAGCCGAGTTGGTGATTTATGGAGTGCTGGCCGAGGAAACATGGTTTGGCGATGAAGTCACACCGAAAATGTTTTCCGACGAGCTATTAGCACTCGGCAATGTGTCGAAAATCAAGGTTCGGCTGAACTCCCCTGGCGGAGATCTCTTCGCCGGAACCACAATACACAACATGCTGCGTGACCACTCCGCCAATGTGACTGCCTATATCGATGGGCTGGCAGCCTCGGCCGCATCGATTGTCGCAATGGCGGCGGACACTGTAGTAATGCCGCCGACTGCAATGATGATGATCCACAATCCGGCCACGATCGCCTGGGGCGATGCTCGCGAAATGCGCGCCACGGCCGATGTGTTGGACAAAGTTCGCGACTCGATGATTGAGGCATATCAGGAAAAAACCGGCATTGATCGGTCGCAGATCATAAATATGCTCAACTCCGAAACGTGGATGTCGGCGAAAGAAGCTGTCGAGCTTGGATTTGCTGACGAGATAGACAGCCACGCTGAGGTTACGGCGTCACTCAAAGGTAAAATGATGATCGTTAACGGATTGGGCTTTGATCTCGACAAATACCCCAGTCTGCCGGCACGATTGCTGTATAACGCGGCTACTGCCGAGGGCGACCATGAACCGACTCCGGAGCAAGATACCAAGCCGACAGCAGAACCGACTCCGGAGCAGGATGACGAACCGATGACAGAGCCAACAACCGAACCTGTCGATGAAACTGAGGCTGAAGCGGACGATACAGATCCGGTGATTGCAGACAGGGCTAGAGTAGCCGCATTGCTCGCTATTCAGTCCAAGGTTCCGGGATCGGAGGACATCATCCGGAATGCCATTGCCGACGGCGACGACCCACGCGATGTAGCGTTGAAGCTGGTGATGGACGATGCCGTCAAAAACGCTGCGCTGTTAGAGGCAAAGCGCCGGGACGCTCCGCATGCGATGGCTCCCGAGATAGACAACAGCACCGGCGGAGTGGTGCAAATGATGATAGATAAATTCAACGAAATTCGCGGCGTAAAATAACCGCTTCATACAACAAATGCTTCAGATTTAGACCCCTAGACGCGGGGTCTTTTTATTTGCCGCAATAACGGCAGAGATGGGCTGTGCCATAAAGGCTGGCCAGAAAGGACCGGACAAAATGTATGAATCTACAGTAAACAGCCCGGACAATCTCATAGCTGGGCTAAGCGACGTCATTCCCGTCGAAGTGGAAATCGTTTCGGGCGAGGGCGTTCTTGGGCGCGGGTCTGTGCTAGGCAAAATAACAGAGTCGGGATTATACGCTCTTGTTAATAGCGCAGGCAGTGACGACGGCCGTAGAACTGCTGCGGCTATTTTGGCAGAGGATGTGGACGCAACCGATGAGGACGTCGTCACCACTGCGTATATTGCGGGCGAGTTCAACAAAAACGCTCTCGTATTCGGTGGAACTGATGACGCCGATGATCATTTGACTACCCTGCAGGGCCTGGGAATCATCCTTCGCGCAGGGGTGGAGGCGAACTAATGAAAAACAATTTGATTGGCACGTATGATACTGCCACTATGCTTCCAGCAATCAACGGCACTCCGCGACCTAAGACGTTTCTGCGAGAGCGGCTCTTTGGCGGTCGATTAACTGCGTTTGAAACGCAGTATGTTATTGCCGACTTCCAGAAGGGCAAGCGTGCGCTTGCTCCGTTTGTGAGTCGTATAATTGGCGGCACGTTGGTCGAAAAACTGAACATGACCACCAGCCGCATGGAGCCGCCTATGGTAGCTCCGCGCGGAGTGTTCCGCGGAGTAGAGGCGTTCGAGCGAATGCCCGGAGAGGTTATCGGTGGTGCGAATAGCCCCGACGAGCGCGCAATAGCGGCAATTACTGCGCAGATGGCGCTTCACGACGACATGGACACACGCACCGAGGAGTTTATGTGTGCGCAGATGCTCGCTAATGGCGTAATGACCATCAAGGGCGAGGGCGTAGACACGCAGATCGATTTGGGCTTTACCCAGACTGATACGTTGTCTGGTTCATCTTGTTGGGACGGCGACGCCTCCAACATTCGCAAAAACCTTCGTGACTGGAAGCGAACGATAATCCAGTCGTCTGGAATCACTCCTGATACGTTGCTGCTCGGGGCTGACGCTGCCGACGCGTTTTTGAGCGACGAGACAATACTCGCGCAGCTCGACAAACGCAATGCGCAGATGGGCGCGATAGATATTCGCGATTTGCCGAATGGTGCGCAGTATCTCGGATACATTGAGGGTGTTGATGTATTCGGTTATGACGAATGGTATATCGATCCGGTGAGTGGCGCGGAGACCCCGATGATTGCGGCTGATAAGGCCATCATTTGCCCCAGTGCAGCACGAAACCCGCGAGCGCAGATGCTTTACGGAGCATACTACGACGTCGAGGATCAGACGACGTATGTCGGCGCGAGAATCCCGCGAACCTGGACAGATAAAGGCTCCAACGTCCGCTTCCTGGAGGTCATCTCATTCCCGCTGCCGTTTATGCCTGACGTAGACGCCTGGCTGACAGCCGACGTGCTCGAATAGGAGGGGTCATGAGCTACAAGGTGATTAAAGGCCGAGTCACGCATGACGGCCAGATATTCAGGCTCGGAGACGAGCTTCCCAGGATTGGCTCGGCTGCGCTCAGCCGACTGATTGCAAAGGGAGTTGTTGCTAAAACATCTGACGCGCCACCTGTAAAGGTGGATCTGTTGCCGCCAGATACTGAAAAAACGCAGATCCCTGCAAAGCCGGAGAAAAAGAAGAAAGCTGCTCCGGCCAGCAAAGAGAGTGAATTGCCGCAGGGGATCAACCCCGACCTAGTAGGCAATTAGAAAATACATCGAGAGAGAGGGACAAAATGAAAATCAGTGTAACAAAACGAGTCGCGATAATCGCGATAATTCTAATCGTCGCCCTGGCTATGCCGCTGCTGGCAGCAAACATTAGGCCCACCGGCGTTACTGCCGGAACTGGAGGCCTGCAGACTAAGGGCGGCGAGCTCGGTATTATGACCGTCGGTGGCGACTATCTGTATAGGGTAGTCAAGGGCACCGGAGCCCAGTTGCTGACGGCTACAAACGCTGCGGGTGGGTCTGCGAACCCGTGGGATTATACCGCGACGCTGGGCATTATGAACGGCTCAGATGATTTCACGTTGTTCGACGTGAATATTACCAACGCCGACCAC